AGTGTTACCTGTTTGGTTTATAAAATCTGGTATAAATCTACTAATTCTCATAATGTATTCACCATCTCCTCTAATGTCGGGCATACCTACAGTAGCTCCTGTGTTACTTCTTTTTTGTGTAATGTCAAAATCTCCAGAAGTTATAGTTCCTATCACTGCCGTAACTGTTCCCCCAGCCTCGACTTGATCGGTCCCTGTTTCCTGACTATAGTATATAGTACAACCGTCAGTATTGCCAACAACATCGTACGAAACATTACTATTAACGTCATAAAAAGTTGCGTGCGGTGTTTCAAAAACAGCTGAATCTTGCCATGCTGCTCTAGCTAAAGTACCAGTTGTCCATATAGGTTGTTTTGCTGATGAGTCTAGATAATTATATGTAACAACTCTATCCACAACATCAGAACCATTAGTGCAATAAAACCAATTTAATTCACCAAACAAATTATTTAAACCGCAATTAATTAAATCTCTGGAAGTTGAATTTATGTCATCAAATACATGGTCTTCTACAAGGCATGGCATAGATTTTAATTGACCATCGTATGTAAAGAAACCATTCTCTGACATCCAATATGCAGAACCATCAACTTCTCTACATGCATTTTTTCCAAACAAACCACAATTGGTTCCTACTTGTTGAAATGCAAAAGTAAAAGGTTGACCAACAAATTGCATTAAAAATAATGCTGTATCTGTCCAAATATAAATTGCATCCCTACCTTTAATAGCACCCATAATTTTAGAACCATCAGATAATCTTTGGGTGCCTGCAGTGTTATTGGCTCTAACAGTATAAGAATCAGTTTGATCTATACTTTCTTGGTCAGAAAATCTAATAAACATATCGTCTTGAGTTGTAGGGTCTCCAACAGTAGTTTCAGTTCCAAAAAATACTAAGTGTCTGTCTGGTGTAGAAACTAAAACATGTCTGGATGCAGTGGGCGCATTAGATATTATAGTTGCTCTATTTGCTGTAGCATTAGTCGGAGAAGAGTCCCATTCAAAACACGCACCATTATAAATAAGTGCAATTAATTTTGTACCAAAGTTATCAAGAATCCATAAACCAGGGTCAAGAGTTACATCATCTGTTGAAGACTCTCCCCAAGCAACAAAACTTGAAATATTACTTACAGTAGCTCCTGCACTATGTGTAGCTTTTGTAGTCCCATTAACGCCTCTAGCTCCTCCACTTAAAGTCCCTGTTCCCGTGTCATTGTTTGTGTAACTAATGTCTTCAGTACCAATTCTAATTTCTCCGGACGCAGGAAACTGTGTTGAGTTTGCAACAACAATATCTGTTGTAATAAGGTCTGTTAAAGGTGTAGACAATGTAGTAGTTGCAATCCCGGAAGCTGTTCCCCCAAAACTTGCTGTACCCCAACCAAACCCACCTAATTGTTGTGATGGACCAATGTTATAAAAAGGATTTCCAGTGGCATCCCCACTAAGAGACAAAGGAGTCCCGGCTTCATTGGCAGCCATAGTAATTGTAATTGTTGTAGACGTGGGAACAGAAGTAGCCATAAACTTTACATCTTCAAAAGTTGCATTAGTAAAAGTGGAACTCGATAGACCGGTCACACTAGTAAATAATATTATATCATCTACCACCATTCCGTGAGGGCTTGGAAAAGTAACTGTGACTGTAGGTGAACTTGAAGTACTTGTAAATTTAACACCTGTAATAGACACCCTTATTGGAGTAATGTCATAAAATGCTCCACCTGAATAAACATATAAAAGTCTATTGGTTCCAATAGCTGCATATTTAATACCGGCATTATTATCAAAATGATGAATAGCTCTTCCCGCACCAGTTAATTTATCTGAACCTAATTGAGACCAACCTCCTATTTTTTCAGGAGTTCCGTATCTAAATCTTACATTATCACCATCAAACCATTGGCCTTCGGCCCCGGTTTCTGTAACTTGTTTGTTAAATCCTGGTGCAAATCCTAATTTTTGTAGCATAATATAGCACTATATATGGAGATTTATTTAAAATCTAGTTGTAATTTCTTTGATTATATTACCATAATTATAGTTATTAATTTCATAATCTACTTTGTCTGGTTTTTCAAAAACTTTATTTGTATCATCATAACGACCAGATTCAATAGTATTTATAAAAATTTTTACATCATAGAAGTTTCTAAATTGATCATAAGGACAGACAAAATCTACAACACAATGTTTCTTTGTCATATTACACAGCTTTTCCATGCGTATTACCTGGTCAATTCTATCTTGTTCTGTGAATTTTTTTTCATTAAACATGTCTCTAATAACATCTCCATTAAAATAAGCGACATCCATACCCTCACACAAGTTAGATGCAAAAGTGCTTTTACCAGATCCAGGTAAACCAAATATTAATATATTCATATTATTTATTTTTAGTATACTAATTCAAAATTAGCAGACATAGATATTCTCTCTCCTTTTGAATAAAAGGGACATACATAATGTTGTAGTTTAGCAGGAAAAATAAAAAAATCACCTTCTTCCGGTAAAAAGTTTTCAGATGTTCTAAAAGAAAAACCAGCTGCTTCACCATATCTAAATTCTAAAGTGCCCGGACCTCCCGAACAACCTTTAAAATTTTTGTTTTCTTTTTTAAGACCTTTAGGTATTTTTAAAAAAGCCACACAAGAAAGATCTGCACTATGGACATGTGGTGGATTAAACTCTCCTGCTTTCATGTAATTAATCCAAGCATTAGATATACCAAAACTTTTTGGATGTTTATTCCAGTCCCAGTTTTTAGAAGCTCCTGATATATAAGAATCTATATAAACTTTTATTTTATTAAAAAAAAATTCAGCATCATATTCATATTGATTTTTTATAATTCCAGCCAATGTATGACCATAATCTTTACCTTTTTTAGAATGTTGTAATAATTCTTTTACAGTTTGTTTAGGTAGTTTAAATTTAGTTAAAAACGGGCCCCAATAATAAAACCTAAATCTTGTGTCTATCATACTATAACTCCGAGCATAGGTCTTTTGTCAAATTTGTTTTCTTCCGCACCCAAAGTTTTTTTATTATTATAATGCAAAAAAACTTGACCACAGTTTTCTCCTTTAAATTTTGTTCTCCAGTGTTCTAGTTCACAACCTCTGTAAACTAACATATCCCCTGGTTTTAATTTTACTTCAATACCTTTTATTTTACTAGCTGCTGTAATTTTTTTACCATCAGGTATGCCTACATTTTTATTGGGACTTAAATAAATTGGCCAATCATCACCGCCTAAATTCATAGTAGTTGATATTTCACAACTAAACCTATCTTTATGTCTTTTTAATTCATCACCTTTTTTATATATTCTAGCATAAGTATATGAAGGATATAATTTTAGTTCTGTTGTTTTTTCCATTATCTTTTGACACTCCAACATTAAAGTTTCCATAACAATGTCAGAGTAATGAGAATAAGTATTAGGAATTTGTTCATCAAACCAGTAACCAAATTTTTTTTCATACGGACTTATAAGTTTGTTTTCAAAATAAAATTTAGCTACGTCCCTTTTTAATAAAAAATATTTATATATAAAATTAGCCAACTCTTTAGAAATAGCTTTTTTAATTATAGCGTATTTATTTTTTTTAAAACTCATGATATGTTACATGCCATAGTTATTCTAGGTGCCTTGTTTTTACAAAGGTCTACAGAATGATCTAAGTAAGATCTAAATATTACTAGTTGACCTGGTTTTAAATTATACATAACATTATAAAAACTATATTGATTAGCTTTTACTCTTCCCATAGGAAGCATATCTTTTACAGGGTTTTTAAAAATTAATTTTCCAGAGTTCTTTGGATTTGTAAAACAATAAACAGAACTAAATATACTATTATCATGCGCATGGTATTCTTGAAAATCTCCTTCTTTGTATACTGTATACCAAGACTGTTTAACTTTATAGCCATCATGCGAACCCATAGTTTTTGCAAAACCAATCGTATGTAATCTTGTTTTTTCAATTAAATTATCAAAATCTTTATCAAAAATTAAATCGTATTTTCCATAAGAAGTTTTAACATCAGAATGCCAATGTAAATTTATAGCTTCTTTATTTAATTTAACTATTTTGTTTTTTAAAAAATTATGTTCTTTTTTAGAAATAACGTTTTCGACAATTGCTATAGAAGTTGGAAACCATGTTTCTATTTTCATTTTTTAAATATAGCTCCTACTAAAACTTTTTTATTTTTATTAGATATAGTTGCTTCGTGTGCGTAATTAGAACTAAAAATTACTATTTTACCTTCTTCTGGTTTTACAATAACAGGAGGTTGTCCTTTTAATACTTCATAAAATTTAGTATTACCGTCAGAGTTATTTAAATAAATAATAAAAGAAAAATCTTCTGTAGTCTCATGACTATGTAATTCTTGATAACCTCCTTCATTATATTCTATATAATGAATATGAAAAACATGTTTATAAAAATCTTTATATTTTATCATTTTTTTAATAACAGTTTTTTTAAATAAAGATAAAATGTTTTTAGTTTGATAACCATTTTTTGTGCAAGTAACCATGGATATATCTTTCTTTTTTTTATTTAATTTTTTTAAAGTTTCTTTAATTTCTTTAAAAGCTATTTTAGTTATTTTTGTTTGCAAAAACATTTTATATTCTGATGTCTTTATATTTTTGTATAACTTCTTTTGTTAAATATTTTTTAGGATCTAAAAATTTTCTTTTAATTTTATCTGTTCTAATAGCATGAAACGAATCTGGATATTCTTCTTTATGAACTGTATCGTCATATTCAACATTATTAATAGATAATTGAGATAGTTTTTTAGTTTTTATTTTCTTGTATTTAATACCTATAAATTTACAAATTTCTTTTATTTCTTTTTCTGGTTGTTTAACTAAATTTTCATAATTAACAAAATGTAATTTAAGATTTTTATCTACTTGAGATTCATTTATTAAATTTTGAATTGACCAAATACTTAAACCCAATATATGTTTAGTATCTAACATTTTTTTAATATGTTTTTCACAATCTTTCTTTTTAATTTTTTGTATGGCTACAAAAGAAACTAAAACATCTATAAGTGGTCTTGTTAAAACAAGAAATTTTAAAGGTTGTTTTAAATATTTATATAATAACATTAAATTACCTGGAGTCCCCCAAGGTCCTCTGTCTATTATAAAATCACTTTTAAAAGATTCATAGTATGTAGGTATTACTTTTTTGCAATATAAGTCTAACGATTTTTCATCTGGAAAATTTTGATATGTAACATTGTGTTTACATTTAAAACTTTCGTGAAGTAAATCCGCAACAATACTGTTTGGTGTTGTAGTAATATTTTTATTTTGATTTAATAGACTAGCAAGCAAAGTATTACCTGCTCTTGGTAGTCCAGTTAAAAAAGTTATGTTTTTCATTTTTTCCTTTATTTAAAAAGTTTACCAAGATTCCACATGACTAATGAATATCTAGTACCCTTTGTTATTGGTTTTACTCTATGCCATAAAAAAGAAGGAAATACAACTACACTTCCCCCTTCTTTTATTTCCTTACACTCTGTAATTGTATTTATTCCAGGGTCTTTATTTCTTAAATCAAACTCAAGTTCACCACCAGTATATTTTGATGAATCACTTAAAGAAACAGATACAGAAAGTTTTCTAATTTTCCCATCAAAATTTTTATGAACATTTTTATAAGGGTCTGTCCAACTATCACAGTGCCAACCATAGTATTGATTTTTTTTATATATTGTAAACTGCACTGCTTCTGATCTATCCCATTCAAAATTCCAACCTGCGTTTCTATTTGCTATATGAACATAGGGCTGTATTAAATCGTATAACCATTTTTCTTCTATCCACACAACGTTAGAGTCTCTTTTAGTTTTTAAATTTAATATAGCTTTTTTCTTTTTAGCACCTTTTAGTTTTTCTAAAACTGTACCACCAGTAACAGCTACATTTTTATTTTTTGTTAAACCATATTTTATTATTTCATCACAGGTTTTTTTAGGTATTGCTTTTTTAAAAAACCAATAATGATGTTTTAAATTCATATCTTTAAATACCCTTGAGAATTTTTTGTTTTTAATATTTTAATTTTCTTTTTTGTAGCTTGAGCTATAGTTTTTAATATTTCGTATAAAACAAAACAATCGTTATCAAATCTTTTACTTTCACAAATTAATATTTTACCATATGTGTTTTTATGTAAATCTTCTATATCATGAGAAAAATTAAAATTTTTAAAAGCAGATGTAATTTTATGGGGGTTATCTTTAAAACTAAAAATAGAATTAAAATTACCTACCCAAAAATAAAAACTTAATTTTTTATGTAACTGCAATGCGTATACCCAATTTGCAGCTTCTATTAATTTATTTTCAGCTCTTTCTTTTTGTTCTTTGTTATAACTTAAATCATGGTGATGATCTAAATTATATAGTTGATCACTCTTTTTTATTTCAGAATAAAAAAGATGGTGTTCTTGAGCAAAATATATTGTGTTAACGTCTTTAAATTTTTTTACAAATAAATCTATAACTTCTAATCTTTTTTTAAAAGTTATTGCCCAATCACAATCTATAGATAAAACTTTCATATGTCTTTATGAAATGATTTTATTAAATTTTATTTAAAAAGTAAAGAATTAAGTTTTCCAAGTTTGGGTAGATTGATCCCAATATCTGTTAACATCTAAAGAATCTGTGCACGCCCACGTAGTTCTTTCTTCAAACCATTCCATAGGTAATGGATATCCATTTGGAAAATCAATAATATTGTTTTCCCCATCTTCCATTGAAGTTATATTAACATCTCTAAATCTAAAATCAGTGGTTCCATCGTCTCCGTTAGTTGGTTTTGCAACTGGGGGCACATATGTTTTTAAAGAATCATCAAATGTCCAAGAAGGAAAACTAGGGGGAGTAATAAACATGTCTGCAACTTCATCATACTTACCACCAACCATAGCATAATTTACTCTAAAATTATCATTGTAAGAGGTTTGAACCCATCGCACCTCATCTTTTGTTAGAGGAACAAGAGTTTTAACATATTCTTCTGCTTGTGTTGATTGATCTCCACCATTATTTTCAACATCACCATCGCCTACAACAACAACTCGTCTTACTATTTTATCTGAGTTTATAGATGCAAAGTGTGCCATTATAATGTCAAAGTCCCTGATACTACAAATTTAGCTACTTTTACAGAACCAGCTGTTGATACCGTATTACCAGTTCCTGTAACAGCCATAGATGCTGGACCTGGATCAATTCTAATTAAAGCTAATCCTGAACCACCATTACCACCATTACCAGGAGGGTTTCTTGGGGTAAATCCACCGCCGCCTCCACCGCCTCCAGTGTTTGTGCCTCCTGCTCGACCTGGTGCAGGACTTCCTGTGTTAGGGTTACCTGCTCCTCCGCCTCCTGGGCCCGCAGATCCACCAGCACCAGAGTAAGTTGCGTATACACCACTACCTCCTCCACCTGCAATAGTTGTTGGACTAAATAAAGGATTAGGAAAAGCTCCTGGAAAATTTTTACCACTACCACCTGGTCCTGATGCAGGGGGACTAGGAGCGCCTCCTGCGCCTCCTGCTCCACCGCCTCCTCCAGATGATCTAGATCCATGATTTGGTGCTCCTGGACCACCATTATTACCAAATCCTGAAGTTCCAGATATACCAGATAATTGAGGTTGAATAGCTGATCCACCAGCACCATCTCCTCTTTGTGATCCAGAACCTGATCCACCTTGACCGGTAGATGAAAAATTAGGGACATTAGGTATACCATACCTGCCTCCACCACCTGCGGAAAGAGCTGCTGTTAAATTAATTGTAGAATCATCGCCTCTTGCAGGAGCTGTACCTGGACCTGCTCCAGCTCCACCTGCTCCAACTACAACGGGATTTGCACCTACAAAAAAAACTGCGTCTCCTGCGTTCGGTGAATTAGCCATGTAAATGACTCCACCTCCACCACCACCGGCTGTACCGCCTGTTGGACTATCAATTTGAGCACCACCACCACCACCGGCAATTAATAAAAATCTACCTATTACTGGTTTTTTAGATCCACCCGATCCAAATCCTAAAACTTGATAACCAAAAGATTTTCTTTTAGGACCAAAATGTTTTTTATGTAATCCTTTTTGACTTATCAATGGATA